GGTGTACCCAATGTTGATTACTACCGCACGGTCAGCAGTATAGAACCATTTCATTTTGTACCACCAACCAATCTGCCCTTTTGGATTAGTTACCTTCCAAAAACTTGAGTGACTAGTCTTAGTACCCCATAATTCATTGTTATCTCTTGTTTCCAAGTATGTCATGCCGTTTGAATCATACCCAAGACTCTGACCGAACCCATATGCAGGGTTGCGACACAACCATAAGATACGATAGGCATAACGCACAAACCAATTTGTATCATAATCATATTTGCGTAGGAATTTTATTACACCACTCTGAAGTTCATAGTCGGCATAGTACATTTCATCAGCAGGTGCATCCGGTGTACTGAACCCTTTGAATATAGGCAATAGAAAGTCTCTCTTGAGACCTGGATGCAATGATGGGAAACCTGTAACTTCCGATTCTTCTGCCTTATATGTAAACAAAGCAATGATAGGTGATAACAGAATTGTCACCAGATCCAATAATAATAGTGTGGGTACTTTTAGAGCCCATAATAGGATAGATAAAAACATTTTTACTCCTTTGGTTGATTATACTATTGTTCCATTACTTATAGTGGTAATGGTACAAACCCACCGTTCTGGTGGGTTTATTTGAGACAATTGCCTATATTGACAGTTCTTCTTGTGGATCTTTTGAGGTCACAAAATTGATATACTTTACTGCATCATCTTCCTCTGTAAAATACCGAACGATGGTCTGTCCAGTATGTAATGAGGTAAACAACAATAAAATATTACAATTTCGATAAACAGAAAACTTAATAGCCCACCCGTTGCGGGATACAGGGCTAAAACTTTTTGATTTAGCCTTTATTTCCAACATAAGCAAATGACTTGAGTTTTCCGGTTTTGACGATTTCTTTTGCATTTTCGCTACATTCTTTAACAGTATCTATTACCTTACTGGTGTATGTAGTAAATGTAGAATTTGTAAGTTGGTCAAATGATTTGATGTTGGACACCTGAAATGCTTCAATAGTATTTAATACTGATTCAGCATATGATTTAATTTTGGCGTCAAATTGACTGACCATTGATTGTGGGTTAAACATATTAAACATTTATTTTCCTGTTTTGTTATAGTATTCGATTCGTTGCAATCTAGCTTCAATGATTGATGTGAATAGAACGGTAAAATATTTTAAAATTGTTTGCATGGCTATTCCTAATTAAATTTGGTTTGCGTATAGATTCTCATTAAATTCTCAACTTCTGAAATAGTCTGAGGATTATTCTTTAGAATAAATGCCTCAAACTGACACTTTGGTTTTAAATAAGATAAAAGTTTCTTAATCATAAATTGTCCTTACTAAGTATTTTAATAGGTATCGTTTGTACTAATACTTTTATTTAGACAATATTATACTGCAAACGCACATTTTTTTAGGTATATTTACTCATTATGATCTTCATACCGCATTTTAGCTACAATGTAATCCTTCACTAAACTACTACGGACAATATCATCTACGGTAAACTCAATGCGAGTAAATGATTTCATGTGTTGAGCAATGTCTAAAAATTTTAGAATACCGGACATATCATTCTTTTTCTTATTCAGGTCGGTTTGTCTATAGTCACCACACCATATAATCTTGGACATATGGCCAACTCGTGTCATTACGGTATCGACTTCTTCAAAGGTAAGGTTCTGCATTTCATCCACAATAATAATAGCATTATCAAACGACATACCACGAATGAATGATGTAGATATAAACTGAATGTACCCTTGTTCCTCAAGACGATCCCATGCATCCTTGCGACCAAATAGAGTATCACATATCTGCACATACGGCTGCTGATAAATTTCCATTTTTTCATTTACATCACCGGGTAAATATCCCATGTCCCTTGATTGTACGGCAGAGCGAACAACAATGATTTTATTGAATGGGTTAGATTTGTCCATCACCTCTTCAATGGCTTTATATAATGCACAGAATGTTTTACCAGTACCAGCTACACCATGTAATGCTACAAAGTAATCGCCTCTCTTGTAGGCATCAAAGAATAATTTTTGGTTTTGTGTGAGAGGGTCAAATGTTCTAAGGTCATCTATTCTTAATTTCAAATGATTGGATGGTCGTGGTGCTGTAGGTTTAGGTTCTACAAAGGTGTCGGTTGTTTGTTGCTTTCTGGCCATTTTAGTTTTCCTAATACATGGGTTTTGTGAATCTTGCAAGTTACCCAAGAGTTATAATATTGGTCACTCAATAGGGCGTGCCTGTTAAAAATCTCAAATGTTTCTAAGTAATTACATTCGGATCTAGTCTTACAAAGGTGTAGTATTTCTCTAGTAAATTTATCCTCTCCTTCTTGTTTAACTTCTGCTTGCAATTCTGTATTACTCCCCCAATACTCTAGCCAATCACTGGCCTTTCGTACCTTTTTCTTTTTACCCTTGATTTGACGATAACCAGCCTTAGTGAACAATTTCTTGCCCACATACCGTTTACCTGTTTGAATATTGGTGATAAGATACACATAGCCAATGTTATCGGCTATGTGTTCTTCTTTGAATTCTTCTGCTGTATTATGATAAAACCAGGTCAATCAATAATCCTCGTCTTGTTCCAATTCATCCTCTAACAGATATTCTGCACAGAATGGACAAAACTTTGGATCATCATCACATAACAACTCATCATAATCAATTGTAAATTTTGAATCACAATTAGAACAATGGTGTTTTAAACTTTTCATTTTAATCCTTATTAGCACTACCCCACACATCATTCCATGTACCACTCAATGCACCCTTCGCATAGTCGGTAGCACGATTCTCAAAGAAATTGGTGTGAGTCGGTGCGTTAATCATTACTTCCACCCACGGTAATGGGTTGCGTTTGACTTTGAAAATGCCTTTCATACCTAGGCCAATCAATCGTCTGTCTGCTATATATCTAATGTATTTCTTTACATCTTCTTTAGTGAGGTTTTCACCTTCAACGATGCCAAAGGCTAGGTCAATAAACCTATCTTCTAGCTCAACCATTCTCTCAGCAATGGTGTAGATACTTGATTTTAGCTCATCATTCCAAATCTCTGGGTTCTCATTAATATAGGTCTTAAACAACTTCATCATATTCTCGGCGTGCATTGTTTCATCTACAATAGACCAAGTAATGATTTGACCCATACCTTTCATCTTACCGTGACGAGGAAAGTTTAGTAACATAATAAAGGAACTAAACAACTGCATACCCTCTGTGAATGCTGAGAACACCGCAATATGACGAGCTGTGTTTTCTTTTGTGCCATTCTTATCTGAAATATCTAAGACATAATCATGTTTATCTTTCATCTCCTGATACGATAAGAATTCATTATATGTAGTATCAGGCAAACCAAGTGTTTCAATCAGGTGTGAGTATGCAGCAATATGTAATGCCTCACGAGCCGCAAAGCCCATCAACATCATACGAACCTCTGGTTGTGGGAAGTATGGTAAATAGTTCTTTACATAACCGCCTGCTACATCAATATCACCTTGAGTAAAGAATCGGAAGATGTGTGTTAGGAATTGTTTCTCACCTTCTGTTAGTTTCTTTTTCCAATCTTTAACATCTTCAAGCATTGGTACTTCTGAATGAATCCAATGCGACTGCTCATGCTTCAACCATGCATCATATGCCCACGGATAGTTAAATGGTTTAAAACTATCTCTTGCATCTGTAATTTTACTTTCTATTTTCTTAATCATCTTTTTTCTCATACATTGTGGTGTTTGTATCTCCTAGTGCCCATTTAGCATCAGTCTCTACAGACCATCGCTTCGTTGCTACTCTGAAATCAGGGAGTTTTAATTCTTTGGGATTACTACTTGGTTCCAAAACTATCATTCTATTGTTTGGTTGTGCTGCGTATTGACCATTATCACATTTAATAAAGTTATATGACTTATGATCTTCAACATCTTCACTAAAACCAGTATCAATTATATTAAAATCAGGGTGAGCTGAATCAACTGTAAACATATACTCACCATATCTCCAATCACCGTCTTTCGTTTTAAACTTACACTTCATAGATTGCAATTGTGCCTTTTTGATTATTGTAATATCATAAGACAAACAATCCCACAATTGTAGATAATCTAAAGGCATTTCATCTTCAATTTTTTTCCAACAAAAAGCATGAAGTGGTAACTTATCATACAATGCACCATATTCATTAAGGTAGGCCTCAATACGGAAGGCCTGACCTCTTAATGATTTGATTGATACCCACCAGCAAGGAACTAATTCACCAAATCCTTTTTGAAAATCATAAAGAAACTCTTTACGAACAAAGCATTTTACTGGTGGTAAATTTGCAATAATATGTGCCATAATTACTCACACGCCAAACATTCATCACCGCCAACAATGGCACTCATATCTAATTCTTTGATTACTTCTCTTTCAATACGCTTTGATACCTTATCAGCCTTTGCTAACTTCTCACTACGAGCATAGTACAATGTCTTGAGACCTTTCTTCCATGCCAAATAATGACAGGCGTGTAGGTACTTCACATTAACATCAGGTCTAAAGAATAGGTTCAATGATTGTGCTTGGTCAATATGTTGTTGACGATCAGCAGCGTGTTCAACAACCCATCGTTGGTCAATTTCCATTGCTGTCTTGAATACAAACTTTTCATTATCATCAAGAATGGTTAAGTGTTGTGCTGAACCATCGTTAGCAATGATACTAGACCATGTATCGGCCATTTGGTCATCAGTTAAGTTTTTACTGCGAAGTAAGGCATCAAGAAATTTATTCTTATTCAGGTGAGAACCTGACAAAGTATCTTGACGGTAAGCATTAGCCCGATAAGGTTCAATACTAGGGCTAGTATTACCCATGATAATGGAAGAACTAGCATTAGGAGCAATGGCCATAACATGACTAAAACGAAAACCAGTGCCAGCAGCGTCAGGAGCTTCACCCCGTTCTTGGCCAAGTTGAATATTAGCATCATTTAATCCTTTTCTAATATGACTAAACATTTGGTTGTTTGCAATCTTGGCCATTACACCTTCAAATGCCAAGTTCTTCTTCTGTAGGTAGGCATGGAAACCTAATGCACCAACACCAATCGACCTCTCACGCATTGCAGAGAATTTAGCACGAGCAATACCATCATGTGCATGGTCAATGAAATACTGTAATACATTATCTAGCATTTCAGCTATGTCTTTTAGAAACAATGGATTATCTTTCCATTCATCATAGTATTCTAGGTTGACTGATGATAAACAACACACAGCTGTACGGTCTTTGTCAGTAGGTAGAATAATCTCCGAACATAGGTTTGATTGCTTAATTGATAGACCAAGTTTCTTTTGAAACTCAGGCATGGCACGATTACTTGTATCAATGTAATGAATGTATGGTTCACCTGTCAACATACGAGTTTCAAGTATGCGTTGCCATAATTCACGAGCAGGAATAGTATCACGAACCTCACCTGAGGCTGGGTCTTTTAGTTCCCATGTGTCATTCACATTGGCATTCAACATAGAGGCCTCAACCAATTGCATGAAGTCATCGGTGATATTAACACCATGATGCAAGTTGAGTGTACGCATATTCTGGTCACCAGTTGGCTTACGCATCTCCAAGAACATTAGAATATCTGGATGATTAATATCAAGGTATGCAGCATAACTACCACGGCGTGTACGACCTTGACGATATGCTAATGATGATGCATCATAGGTTCTCAGGTGAGGCATAACACCGGTTGATTTGTCACCTGCACTACGAATGCCTACACCAATACCAATACCACCACCCAACATTGATAACCAGTTTACTTCCGAGAGACAATCGACCAAACCTTCTGCGCTATCATGAAGATAAGGCAAGAAGCATGATATAGGAAGGCCACGAGCACTACGACCAAAAGAAAGAATGGGAGTAGAATAACTGAGCCAATGGTTACTGCTGTAGTCATATAGTCTCTGCGAATGTTCCAAGTTTGACCCGAACGCTTTCGATACATATGCAAACCTCTCCTGTGGTGATTTTTCTTCTTCTTTCATATACGATTCTTTCAATCGTAAAATACCTAATTCATCAAACAAACCATCACGAGAATAGTTTACCGTGATATCGTGTACAATATCTTGCATTAAAAACTCCGTTATTATTATTTTGTTACAAACTCTGACGCCATCGGGAATACTTTGGCAATTACTTCAGCACAGGCCAATGCGACCTGCATATGTTCTTTTTGTGTACCGTTACCTGAACGCACTTGAATAAAGTGCAGCCAGCTTCTGAGGGTACCATGGACATACAAACGACTTACTGTTAGACCTTCTGGTAATACAGCACGAGCCTGTTCTTTTGCAATACCATGAGTTACTGCCCACTCATAAGCTTTCTTTGAAGAATTGATTACATCTTGTTGTAACCATTTCCATTGTTCTTTAAGATTTTCATCAAATAAAGTATCTTCGAGCTCGACACTATTTTGGCGATTCTTCGTATCTTGTAACCTTGCTTCCCTCAGTACGAAATTCAAATCTTTGGTTGGGTCAGCATATCGTTGACTGAATTCTTGGAATGAGAACGAGCGATGACGTAACATCTGCCTAGCAATATCTCTTGTTGTTTCAACCTCCAGACACACACTAACCATTTCAAGTGGCGACCAATGAGCATTCTTAACCAAATATCCGATAAGTTTTTCTGAGGTTTCTGTATTGAGTTGGTTACTAGGGTTTGATACACGAGCACAAAAGGCAATCAGGTCTTGCAAATCTCTTAAATTTAAATCCAACATTGCATCGGATGGTTTACTATAACTAATTAATTTTACTTTCATATTTTCTTCCACATATTGAATTTTATTTGAGCTTGCAACCCTTTGAAGGTGTTACTACTTATAATACTTTCTATTTCATCCGGTGAAATACCAGACATTATCACCTCATTTATATCTTTACCTTGCAACGTATCAGGCCAAATTACAATGTTATGTCCTGATTTGATTGCATCTTGCATCATCTTTACAATATCTTTATTACGAGGTTCATTGTCATATATCAAAACCTTATTAACGGCAGAAATTTTATCTGCTACTTGTATAAGGTTTGCATCTGCTGATGCAAGACAATTATTTATGAATAAACTATCTATAGGACCCTCTACAATCTTTACCGTATCGTGAATATTTAATCTATCCATACCGAATATGAGTTTATTTTCACTAGTGTCTGTCCGCACAGTAACATATCTCAGAGTCTTGTCCGAAGTCTCCAATGCACGACCAGACACGGCTACAAGACTGTTGTACTCATCATAGAACGGTATAACTAGTCGTGCATCATCGAACAATACTTTGCCGTGATCTGGTACCAAGGCATCAATAAACTTTTTATAGTGTTGGGTGAACAATAGTTTACCGTGTACACTAACAGGTATCTTTCTCTTAGTTAAGTATGTTGAACAGAAATGACCAGTAGGCAATTTGTCACACCATTCGGCGTGTTCAAATGATTTTTCTTTATCGACCTTGTCAAATCTAGGTGATGGTACATTGAAGGTTGGTTGTTTGACATTAGTATGCCCACTATTACCAGACCTATATCGTTCAAGGATATATTCCTTGTATAGTGTACTGTCAACGTGTTCAAGTAGTTTACCGAGGCTAGTACCTAGGCCACAGTTTTTACATGAGTAGAATAGATTGTTGCCTTTCTTGTAGACGTAACCACGAGCCTTGGTAAGGTTCTTGGTTGAGTCACCACAAACGGGGCATGAGAAATTCCAAAGGTAATCATTCTTACGTTTGAAATTGCGGAGACGGTGGGACAATAGCCCCACAAATTTGGATTCAATGTGTAACATAATGTAAGTATAACAGAAAAACTACGTCAATGCAAATCTATTTTAAAAATTTGCCTACAATGTCTAGATTGCCTAATAACCACGCACCAATACCAATGGCACCTACAACTGTCCATTTCCACTTTTCTATTTCAGCAACCCTGTCACCAATTTTGCCTTTGTCCACATCTTTCTCGACAACATGGCTTTGAGCTTCATCTTGAAGTTTATGGTTAATCAAGTCAGAGCGTAATGCATCAATTCTTTCAGTAATACGATGCTCAACTTGATCTATTCTATCATGAATTTCACGGTTAATTGTGGTAATTCTAGAATGAAGCTCTTTATAATCTTGCTTCAAATCGTATTCAACTTTTTCATGCTGCTGGTGTTTGTTATCATGCAAGGCGATCATCCTAATAAGGTTCATATTCATTTCTTGAATCTTTTCAATAGATTCAGATAGCTTGTCACATAGCAAGCTGGTATGCTGAATGTCTTTGTTCAACAAACCAACTTGTAATTTGACTTCATTGAATTCTTGTTCGATAGCCATTGTTTGATTCCATGTTTCTATATACCTTTATGATTGTTATATAATTCTGTTTAAACAAGTATTTGATATAAGCATTCTTATTTATATTGATACTATCATGACAATTTATAGACTATCAAAAGCATACACCACCAATTATAACATTGTCAAGAGGATTAAAGTGGCAATATTATCAGTTTAGTTTAAAAATGCCTACAATAGCGGTTGAGATGCAGGTGGTTGTGTGAATGTAGAAGATGCTGGAGTATTGATGTTCGCGGCAAAGTTCTTGTCATCTATCGTTGCAAAGCCCATATACGAACCAACCACAGCAGATACAAAGATGTAGAATGGCATTGCAATCGTACCAAGCGTAGGTGACTCAGACACTAAAATAAGTAATGGAAACACCAAACCAGCAATCATGGATAACCATGCCATTCTGCGTCTGTTTTTCCAGCGATCCATTACACACCTAATATTCGTAATGCGTTTTCATAATACTTCTTTCTTTCTTCAAGACCATTATAACCACCATTGATGGCTCTTGTCAGTCCTACTATATCGCCAATATCAGCAAATCTATTAAGGTTATTAGTTTTCCAGAACCAGCAGGCAGATTGTACAGCTAAATTTGGTTGTGAAACTAACTCAGGTTTAACTAAGGCTTCGTTATCCTCAGATAAAGAAAAAGATACATAATTGTTTTTACCTGTCAATTGAATTAAACCACGGCCACGATATTTCCACCCATCACCAGAAACTTCATCACCATTACCCATCCTATCACAGTATGCACGATTAGCAATAGCCTCTTGTTTGTTAGGCATTGCAACATAACGTGCAGCTACATCAGGAGGAAATCTAGTTGGCCATAGTCGTGTCAATGTTTCAGCACGATAATTCAAATTCTCTTCTAGTACTGTAAACTGACCAGACTCATGTGAACATTGTGCAATAAAGGCAGCAATGCGTAATGGTGTGGTTATATCATAATTTGGCAATACCGTCAACAGAGCTTCATGCCATTGAGCAGCATAGCGATTATTTGGAAGCATTTGTTGTAATTGTTCTTGTGATAATTCCATGTTATTTAACACTTTCAAATATTTGTTTTTGTGTGTTGTACCAATTGATCCATGACTCTGATTTTATCATACACTCTTGATATAAACCATAGTTGATAGAAACAACCCTAACAACATCGCTGAATTTTTTAGTGTTAGGATCAATTTCCATTAGATCCGGACATTTTACTTTTAGGTAATTAGGTGCTTCAGGGAATTTACGTTCAACTGGTGTTGCAACACAGCCAGTTAAAACCATAAGAGATAAAATCATAAGTACTTTTTTCATTTTATATTTCTCGCAGCATCATTTAAAATTGAAATAGCTTCAGGTGGTACAACGCAAACGGAATCAAGTTTTTCAATTTCTTTAAGTATTCTATCTTGTATTGCAATTTGCACATCTTTTATTTTTTGATTATTATCATCTAATAATTTTTGTAATTCTTTATTAGCATTGTCAGATTGTAGTTGACTAACTTTAACTTTCTCTTCTAAGACTAAAACTCTTTCTTTCCAAACCTTTTCATTGTATAGGGTACCTTCAAAAAATACACCCACCACA